AAGGCTAGATAACTTTCTACCTTTAGCTTCTTTAAACACTTTTACTGTGAACCTAAACAAATTATCTAAAGGAGTTGGTCCAGATGCTCTACCACCAAATATCTTTAGCTTTGCACCTGCAGGTCTAATTAAGGATAAGTCCCACTGTGGTATTTCCCCCGCCCATAATAAAGCCAATAGCTTACGGAAAGCTTTAGCCCAGCCTTCTTTGCTATCTTTGACAATAATAGTTTCTTCTGTATCAAACAATAGACCTGGAATTTCAGGCAATTTGCTTATGGAATCTCTCTCAACAGAAAAACCTACACCAGTACCACACATTAATATGTACATAGCCTCATCAAAAGCTTTAGGGTCATCCACAGGAAGATAAGAACAGTTATATCCTGCAGTGTTATCTCTCTCTAATGCTTTACCAGATGTCATCATTGCTCTCATTGAGGGCATAACTTCAGAATGAAGTATAGCTTCTGTAACTTCTTCCTTAACTTGCTCAGACATAGCATAATTATGTTTTTTCATAAGATGTGAATCCATGTAAGATACATATCTGTCTACTGTTTCGTGCCATTCTTCTCTTCTATTCTCATCATCAAGCCAGCGAGCGTATCTAGACTTATGAATAAATTGTTGATAATACGTTGGGAGTGTTACATTACTTTTCATCTTAATACCTTTACAGTTATATCTTTAGTTTTCATACCTATTATCTCATGAAATAGGTCGTTTAGCATATCTTCCATAATATACGGAAGCTCATCTTTATCGAGTGTGAACTCTTCTGTATCTACTTCAGCAGATACTCTAATTGTTATTTTTGATTTTGCCATTCTTCACCGTACTAATTAAGCGAGATAAGTACCACTCGGCTTTCTGCAAATCCTCAATGGGTTTGCCCTTGTACTTGTATCTCCACAAATACTTCATTATATTACCTTGTAAATAGCTTTCAAAGCCTGCACCAGTAGCAGCTTGAATAGCATCAATGCATTCAATACCAAATTCATTATAATGTGAAGGGTTGTTGACCATGTCAGCTGCCTTCTTATTTTTTAAATCTTCTAAATCTCGTGCAGAGTGAATCTTAGTTGTTAAGCTTCCTATAACTCTACGCACAGGTTTATTGTTTTCTTTATCTTGCATCATCTTCATAAACTCCATATGTCTCATTAATGTACCGTTACTTGTGACTGTATTGTTTCTTCATCTATACTTAAGCGCCCATCTTCTAGGACTTGGTCAGTATCTGTTACAGCAGTGTGCACCATACCTCTTGTTAGTAGAGCATAGAACATAGTGTCTTCTTCTGTCAACAAATTTCTATCATGACTATGGTAAATCTCCACATCAAAACCTTTATCTAAGTGTCTGATTATAATGGCAGAATCACCTCTGTTTAATGCTATTTTGTTTTTCGACATGTCATCACCTCCATAAAATGTTCTGCGTCAACTATGGCTAAAGGCTTTTGCCTATTCATTTTTATAATGAGTAGCGGCTCTCCAGAGTTATCATGACTGATAGCCTGCTCATAGTAATTATAAATTGTTGTCATTCTTTCTGTATTCTTACACTCGATGTTATACGAAAATTGATTATATGCAGCAGTTGATAATTGAACATCTACACCATTGACCCCCATAGGGGTGGACTTTATATCCAATGTAGTTACATTCTTTAAAAGGCTGAGTAGTTTTTCAGCTACCCATGTCTGAAGTTTTCTCCCCTTAGCTTTCGCTGACCTTGTGGACATCTTCTTCTTCTTCAATACGGATTTCTGTAATGTTTTTGGCTGGGATAATGATTGTTTGCCCTTTCGTTTCGAGGCTTGGAAAAGGGACTTCGTTGTTGAGTTCTTTGATAAAGGCATATGCTCTCTCTCTGCTTACTTTAATTATCTTTGCAACAGGTACATCATCAACAGATTTATACTGAAGTGTCAGTGTCACGCCACTCTTCTGAGATGTGTGTGTACCAAAGCCATTTGGGGTTCTTACCTTTGCTTGGAAGTTGTCTTTTGAAATCGAGGTCTTTCCAGCATTCTTTTTTAAAAGAGCAATAACTGCATTCAATTCCGAGTGTTCTATTGCCAGTGGGTTTTTTGTAGAATACTTCTGGGACATCCGTAAAACATCTTTTAAAAGGCTTTCCATTAGATAATGATTTAAAAGTCTTGAGTATCTTAGCATGAACTTCCTCCTTTTCTTTGTTGGTATTTCTGGCTTCGGCTACTGCAATTTCTCCAGTGGATTTATTTAAAGCAATCCAGCCTTTGAATGGTTTTTCACTAGCCATACCGTAGCCATGACCTTGTGTAACATAACCAAAAGCGTCTTGTTCTTTTATTCTGTCGTACGCATCATCAGGTTTGAATTTATTTTCAAAAGCATAAGGTGATGCAGTTTTTATATCATAGATGCCATCATCTAATTCAATATCAAATTCACCCTCAATAGAAGTTTCTTTATTAATTGGTAACTTTACTTTACCATGAGTCTTCTTAATATCTATTCCAGATGCTCGTATAACGGCAATCATAAGAGCTTCTAATACATCTCCCATTGCCATACGCATTTTAAAATCATAAGTAGGTGTTTCTTCTTTCACTCCTTTTGCTTGCATTTGTAGTTGGCAAAGAGGCTTACCTGCATTACTCATTCGTAATCTAAAGTCTCCTCGTTGCTCGTTAAATTGTTTATTTAAGGCTTGCTTGCAGTTGTCTGCAAACTCATCTAAAATGTGAGGAGGCATTTCTGCCTCCCCCTTAACCGCTCTTGAAAGGAACGAAACTATAGCGGCTTGTTTTGTATTCATCCTGCTAATGACTCAGGTAAGTCATCATTAAGGACATCGTCAGGAGTAACAATGGTTGCTTCTTGGTCTATGACTTTGCCCTGATTACGCAAGGAATCATCATACTTCTTAACAATAGCATTGTTTTCTCCACTTATGTACTCCATAAAATACGACAAGGTATCTTGGTCTGCAGGAGTAAAATCGACTAGCTTTGGAGCAGTGCCAAATTTACCTACATAATAAACCAATCCACCATTCTTCTTCTTATCCAAAGAAGCACGTAGTTTATAGAATATAAAAGGCTTCTTCTGAGCAGTTAGAGCATCTATAGGAAGAGAGATAGGCATAAAATTACTACCTCTTGCTCTCCATAGAATAGGAACATCTACTGCATCATCTACCTTTTTACCTGTCTCATCAACTGCATTAAGAAATGTAGCTTTACCAAATAACATACGGAAACACTTTATTTCTTTCTGTTGTAAAGCTTTCTCAGCTGACAAGTTTTCTCTTTGGCTAGCAGGAACTGAACCACATCTAAAAGTACCTAACATATCAGGTATCTCAGTTTGTGGATATAAGTTCTTAGCCATAATAGACTTATTGACCATCTCATTTACTTCAGCATCATAGTGAAGATACTGATATCTTTGAGCAAAGACCTGAAAGTCTATTTCTTTTGCATACACCATCTTATCGGGTAGCGACACAGACCAAGAACCTGCAGGTATAGCGTTACCCGAATCATCTTCATGGTCTCTGTTTATTTTTAGATAAAACATATTACTGGCAGAACCTGACGGCTCATCCTGTCCTATTATTTTAGCTATGTCTTCAAAGTTTGTAGTTGAATTTACAACTGGTAATGTTTCCATTTTTTACACTCCTTGTTGATATTGGAAATCAATTTATAGTACATTCAGCAGAGTTAGTCAAGTTATATTCTTGCATATTTAACCAATCTTTGCCTATTTCTAAATCAACAGCTAAAGGAACTCCCCAACTTACGTTATATTGCTCCTCAAACTGCTTATCTACTTTAGTCATAGCATCATAAGTCATACGTGCTACTTCTTCTTCTTCACCAGGATATACATCTAATACAATCGAATCGTGGACTGTATTAATAATCTTAGATGTAATTCCTTTACGCACAATTTCATTCTGAAGATGAATAAGTGCGAGTGGAACAATGCAACCACCTGCCAAACCCTGCACAGGGTAATTCTTAATAGACGGTGCTCCTGATGCGTTTCCGTTGGCAAGACGCCTAGTATCTGGGAAAGCAAATTGCTGACCTGTATACATAGCAATAATACCAGTCGAAATAGCCTCAGTCTGTAAAGTCGCATGCCATTCTCCTAGCTTTGGGTACTTATCAACAAAAGCTTTATAATATTCCATTTCATTTGGTGTACCTGTTGTACCACCATATAGAGGTTTGAATGTATGTGCTTTTGCTTCAGTACGTTCTTCTTTCGTTATTTCTGCTTCTGGCTTGTTAAATATAATTGAAGCAGTATATCTGTGAACATCACTTCCTTTCATGATGTCCTTAATCATAGTTTCATCACCACATAATTGAGCAGCAATTCTAAATTCTAATTGGCTATAGTCTGCTTGTAGAATAGAACCCTTATCAAACCTAGACACAACCACAGCTCTAACAGGAAATGTTGAACCTCTTGGCTGATTCTGAAAGTTAGGGTCAGAAGAAGACAAGCGAGTAGTCCTAGTAACACACTGATTGAACTTTGGATGTAGTAAACCATTACTTCTAGTATTACGAGAGATGCCACCAACAAAACTAGACAAATACACATCAACTGCATTTAATCTAATAGTAGACTTGAGGAACTCTTGTGCCTTAGTATTTCCGTTGTGTCTGGCAATTCCTAGTAGTCGTACTAATGTATTCTTATCAGTAGCAAATCCGTTAGCGGACACATCCAAAACATCTCTTGGGTTCAGTGTGAGTCCACCTATTTTAGGAAGAGGTACATAAATGTAGCCTGCACCAAAACATGCAGGGCACTTAGATGACTTCTTCCATCTGTTTCCGTCCTTCTTAGTCTTGAAGAACTCTCCACGACCATGACACTTGTGACAATGTTGTGCTTTAGTTCTGTGAACACGAGTTGTCATACCTTTAATCATAGAGGCAAATTGAGGCATTCCTATACGAGGTCGCATTAACGGTTTGCCTTTCTCATTAAGTCCTATATTGAATGCTTCAGCCCATTTACGTTTATCAATAATCTTACGAGAGTAAATTAATTGACTCACTTGCTCTGGAGAAGCAAAGTTTACCCTTGTATCCCCCATTACTTCTTGGCATATGTTTTCCAACACAGACTTAAGTTCTTTTTGTTCTACTTCGTAATCAACTCTAACTTTTTCTAAAGTAGTGGAGTCAATCTTTATTCCGTTACGTTCAATTACTGCCAAGATAGGCAGGAACTTATTCATTAACTCCAGATGTTTTCTCATAGCTGAGTTATGTGAATTTTTAAAAATCTCTTCTTGTGCAAGGTGCAACTGCTTAGTGGATTCAATATCCGCAATACCATACTCTTGCACAGTAGCCATAGGCATAGCATCAAAACCAATGCCCTCTTTAAGATAATCGTGAGTCAAGTCAGACTTCTTCATAGCTACTTTCCTACGTATGCAGGAGTCAGCTAAACTTAGCCCCCATTTCTGGCATCTTAGTAAAGTGTATTCTCCAATCATAGTGTCATACACTTGCCCATCATAACTAAAACCACTTTCCCAAAGCCACATCAAATCAAACTTAATGTTGTGACCTATAAGTACAGTGGTCTTATCTAATACATCTTGTACTAAATTAAAGGATTCTCCCACAGTCATCTCAGATGCCATTTCATCCATGTCTTTGTGGTAAAACCAATTAAACTGTATCGGTCCATTATCATGTGAATATTGAACTGATACTAATTTATTATTTGCATTGAATGGTGAAGGGTCTGTTCTCCTATTTTCCCCTACCATAAAGGTAGTCTCTACGTCTAAATACGTTATTGTCATG